GCGCCACACCGCTGACCGACTTGCGTAGGTCGTACCGGTCCAGCAGCGCGTCGATCTGGTCACGGTATTCGAGATCGATGCCATCGCGCACGCTGGGCTTGTCGAACTTGGCCAGGTAGTCGACCGACTTGGCCACTTCATCCTTGGCCTTGCGCGCTGCGCGCGCCAGCTCCATGTTGAGCAGCTGGTCGCGCTTGGCCACGGCCGCCCCCTCGGTGTCGCCCTTGGCCATGGCCCTCTCGGCCTGGCCGGCGCTGCGCGTCTCGGCGGCCACGAACTGGCGTTCGTTGATGTCGCGCACCCGCTTGTCGCCGATGGTGCGCTCGGCCACTTCCTTGGCGGCCTGGGCCATGTCGCGCGCCGAGCCGGTGGCCTTCTTGAGCGCGCGCAGCTCGGTGGCCACGAAACGGGCGCGCACCTCGTTCTGCACCAACTCGTCGGCCGTGCGGGCGATGGCCTCGGGGCTTGAGAGTTCGCCGTGTTCTTCAAGCATGCGCTGGTCGGTCATGCCCTCGATCACCGAGCGCGGGGGCTCGGCTTCGGTCAGCGCTTTGACCAGGCTTTGCACGTCGGGGAAGCCGAACATGTCGGCCACGATGCCAGGAGCGATCCCGCGCTTGTCGCTGGTCATGCGCAGATCAGACAGCCGGCGCCATGCCGCATCTTTGCCCGCGCCGAAAGCCTCGTGCAAGTCAGAGGTGCGCAGCTTGCCATAAGTGACTTGCGTGCCGTCAAGCTCCTGCAGCGGGGCGTCGCCTCGACCGTAGTCGTGGGCCATCGAATACTGGTGGTTACCGCTCAGCTCCTCGTTGATCTTGTCTTCAAGGTCGGCCATGCTTGGGCGGCCGTGCTCGTCCAAGGGCATGTAGTGGTGATCGGCCAGCGCCTGCAGCATGTCGTCAGCGCTGCGCCCGCCGGTCTTGCGAAAGATGGGTTTGCCAAAGACGCCCGACTCGGTTTTGAAAAAATCAGGATGCACACCCGCGTGGCGCTTCGCACTTTCGCGGTCTATGCCGCCCAGCTTGGCAATGGCCGTCAGCAGTGAATCGACGTGCACGTCCACGCCTTCGACCTTCTTGGACTCGGCTTCCGCCGCGCGCTGGTCTTTCTCCCCACGCCCAGTCAAGAACGTCCACGCCCGGTAAACAGGCTGGCTCATCACCTGGGGACGCACCTCTCGCTCGATGGCCTTGCGCTTTTCGCGCGCGTCCTCAGTCACGGACTTGAGCGACGCGGTGCGCAGCCGATCCTGCCAAGCCATGTCCTTCATGGTCTTGCCGATCAGCTGCGCGATGGCCTGCTCGGTGGGGTCCCTGCCTTGCGCCTGGTAGGCGGCCCAATCTTCGGGCGACATGCCCGACTTCTCGGGGGAGTCGAACAAGGGCATGTACTTACGCGCCAGTTCTGCCTGGTGGATCGCGTCCTCGCTGGCGATCATCCGATCAAACACGCCCTTGACCTCGGGGGTGAAGTCGCCGGGCGCGCCTTTGAGACTGGTGTAGACGCGCAGCATCCACGCCCGAAAGCGCGAGAACACGGTTCGAAGCTCAAGGCTCGGGGCCTGGCCCTTCATGAGGTAGGTTTCCCACCCGGTCGCGAACTTTTCATGGCTGGCCCGCTGCTCGTCCAGACTCATCTGGTGCCAGCTGTCAAGGTCAGGCACGCCGAACCACTTGAGCACCGTCTGCATGTCGGCCTTGACCGACGCGGGGGCGTCGGGCTGGGCGGCCAAGTGCGCCATGGTGTCAAGGAAGAAGTGGCCCAGCTCGTGCTGGAAGGTCGACAAGTTGGCCGTCTTCAACAGGCTGAGCGTCTTGGTGCTGGGGCTGTAGGTGCCTCGGGACTCTTGGCGCAGGATGCTGGGGTTGGCCGGGTCGAACTCGCCCGAGTTGCCGATGGCGCTTTTGATCTGCTCGGGGTCCAGGGCAACCCAAACGGTTTGCGTATCCTCACCCTCGACGCCGACGCCGGGCTCAACCGTGAGCGCGCCATCATACCCCGCAGCACGAATTGCAGCAACCATTGCCGCGCCATCTTCGTCGTCGAACTCTGCCCAGGCCATTTCAGTCTTGCGGTGGCGAAGCCGTGCCGCCTGCTCGTCAGGCAGTCCCGCTGCAGCCAGTTCGTCTATCACCTCGTCGGTGAACCCTTCGTCGAGATATAGCGGGTTCTCGATCTTGAGGTAGACCGGCACGACGTTTGCGCTGCCCGCTCCGGCCTGCTTGGCGAATGTGTCAGCAAACTCAGGGGTCTCAGCGAAGAAAATGCCGTGCCGGGTGACGGTCTCCTCGTCGCCGAACATGGTGGTGACGTTGCCCTCTCGGACAGGCGCGAAGCTGTCGAACGTGGCCCGCGTCCCGTGGTACACCGCCAGCGGGCGCAGCTCATTGCGCCGCTGCTTTGATGACGCCGCGCGCTCGGTAACTGCGGAGTCACCGAACCACCGCCAGAAGTTGCGCACGCCTTCCTCGGTTGCCGCGATGGGCTGGCCCTTGGAGTTCGTGGTCGGGCGCTGCTTGCCGTCAACCTCGATGGTGTCGGCCAGTGTTTCAGACTGGTACAGCTCGCCCGTCTTCTTCACCGCGTCGCCGTGGAAGATGACGTAGTTGTGCCCCACGTTCTTGACGCCCGAGATCATGCCGCCCGGGTACTTCATGCCAGGGATGCCCAGGGCCAGCAGCTTCTCGCTGGCGGCCTTCTCGCTGCCCAGCTTCCACGCCAGATAGGCGTAGATGTTTTCACCGTTGAGCTTGCCACGCGTGTTGCTGGGTGCGCCGAAATCGCTCAGGTTGTCCTTGAGCTCTTTCCACAGGCCCGAGTCTTTCAGGATCTGCTTGACCTTGGCGGGCTGCGACGTGATCGGCTTGTCGAAATGCAGCATGTCGCTGTCTTCGGGGATCTCGACCTCGTAGAGCTGGCCGCCGCGCTTGAGCTTCCTAAAGTCTAGTGCGTCGATTTCTTTCTTGATCTGCTTCGAGTCGGCGAACCCTTCGGCGTCGTCTTTGGCGCCGTCCTTGTCGCCTTGCTGCCCCCACAGAAGATCAGCAGCAGTGTGTCGAGCAGTACCCTCGTCGAGAGTCTTGCCTGCGTACGAGAGCGCGCCCTCTCCCAAAGTCTTGCGGTAGTGTTCGGCCACTTCCTTCTTACCGGCGAAGTACAGCCCCCAGCCAAACGCCTGGTTACCCTCGCCCCGCCCAATGTGTGCCGTGTCGAACTGGTTGATGCCTCGGTGCGGGGTGCCGTGATAGGCCCGCTGATCCAACCCCTGCAGCGCCTTGTTCGACAGGCTCACCGGGTAGCGCTCGGCGAACTCGTGCGGTAGCACGCCCATTTGATCAGCGTGCACTTGGTAGAACGCGGCCAGCACTGAGCCGTTCGCCTGGGCCATCTCGACCTTCATGCCGATAGCTTGCAGGCGCTGCTGAATGTCATCCACCACGCGCTTCATGCTGGCCTGATAGGCCGTGTCCTGCTCATGCGCGGCCGTCAGCTTTTCGGCCTGGGCCTTGAGGTCTTCGACCTGGGCCTGCTTGAACGCCGCCGACTCGGCCACGGTGCCGCCCTCGGGCCCCACGCGCAAGTGTTCCATGAGGGGCTTTTCCAGCTCACTGCCCGCGATGTGGGTGGCGAAGTCTTCCACCGGGATCTTGATCAGGCCATTTGTGGGCCCGAACTCGCCGAGCGCCTCGTCCATCTGCTTGGCCACTTCGGGCATGGTCTGGTGCAGCTCGTCGCCGGTGACGCCGTGCGCTTGCAGCACCGCCGCCAGCTGGTGGGCCTCGATGTGGATATCTTGCAGCGACTCGCTGGCGTCGGCGGTGTCCTTGACGAACTGCTTGAAAGCCTGGGGGTCGCGCTCGCGCAGCTTGCTGGCGGCCGCGGCTTTGGCCAGGTCGACCAACTGCTGGTTCTGGTGCTCGGCGTGCGCGGCGTCAAACGCGTCATTGAACGCACGGGTGGCGGCCATGCGGTCGATGTGCGCACCCGGGCCCATGGCGCCCGACAGCAGGGAGCCAGTCACGCCGCTGAGGGCCAGGTCTTCCCAATTGAAAGCGTGCTGCATGGTGTCAGGCAGCGCGATGTTCATGGCCTGGCGTGAGAGCTCGCCCTGCGCCGTGCCCACGCCCGCGCCGGTCAGCAGGCGCTTGGCCAGCCCGCCCGGGGCTGACAGGGGGATGACGCCGCCCGCCGTGCTGGTGGCGTACTGAGCTTGGCCGGCCAGCGCGGCCTTGTTCAGGTCGCCAGTCTGGGCGAACACCTGGCGCATGGTCTGCACAGCGTCGTTCAGCGCCGGGATGGCCATGGACTTGGCGCCGTGCACCAGCGCCGTGCCGGCGGCTTTGGCCAGGCTTTGCGCGCCGGCCAGCGCCTCGGGCGCAGCGCCTCCACCACCGGTGGCCAGCATCATGGGCAGCTGCAGGCCCAGGCTGGCAGCGGACTGCACCAGCTTGTTGTGGAACTCGCTGGGCTTGGCGTCCACCGCGTCGGCTTGGTCCCCGTACATCTTGGCGTAACCAAACGCCATGTCGCGCGCGTCGTGGTGCTCGTTGCCCGTGATCGCGCTGGTGGCCGCGTCGACGCCCATGCCCAGCGTCCCGCCGGCCAGGCCCAGCGTGTTGCCGATCTTGCCGCTCAGCGCCCGGGCAGCGCCTGCCATGTCTGAGGTCAGATTGTTGTCGTTGTCGTTCGCGCTGAACAGGTATTTCGCGGCGTCGGTCCAGAAGTCAGACGACAGCACATGGCTCGCCACCGTGCGCAGCGTGCGCTCGGGCGCGGGCGGCCCGGCCAGTGCCGTGACGTGCTGCTCCACCGCCGTGGTGGCGGGCACGTCGTCGTGCGCCAGCTTGGCGTTGTCTGGCACGCTGATCCACTTGGCCGTGTTGGGGAACTTGCGGGCCAGTTGCTCGGCGTCGAAGGCCGACATTTGCGCCTGCTGCTTTACCTCGTCGGGCATGCGCCGTGCCACGTCCAGGGGGACCACGGCCGCCGCGGCATACCGGCGCGTTTCGGCTTCTTTGTCTGGATTGACGGGCAGGGCCTGCGAGACACTGGCGCGCACCTGTTCGACCGTGTCCCGCTGCAAGGCCTGGGCGCCTGCTTGAGCCCACTGGCTCACGTCATCATCATTTGGCATGGATCTTTCGATACAGGTTCAGCACGTCGGTGTCGGTTGGGTTCTTGTTGCCCTGCTTGACCAGCGCCACGCGCAGCCCCTCGGCCGCGCCGCTGGGCAGGTCGTCGAGCTTCATGCCCATAAGGTTCTCGCTGTGCGTCGTGCCCCACAGCGTGTTGCGGAAGCCCACCGATTTGGCAAACAAGGTGTCGATGTGCGCCCGCGTCTCGTCTTCGGTGAACTGCTTGCCTGCGGCGCGCTGCGCGTCCAGCAGGGAGTCGTGCACAAAGCTGCGGATACCAGCCAGGCGTTGCTGGGCTGCTTGGTCGCCTGGCTTTGGGTTTGTTGGAATGTTCAACCCCGCTAGGCTTTCGTTTACGCCCGCACGCATGGCCGAGCCGTTGACTTTGCCGAAAGAGTTGTCGGCCTGCCCGTTCAGATAGTTGCCCCGGTCTTTGGCGAACGTGGCGAAGTCGTGCGGCGCGAGGCTGGAGCGCAGCGATTCAAACTGTGCGTCGCTCATGGCGTACATCTCGCTGGGGTGCGCATACAGCCGGTTCAGCAGCACGGGGTCGGACTTGGTCACGCCCTCAGAAAACACCTTGCTGTACTTGACCAGATCGTCAGACTTGCCAGGGGCGTAGCGGTCCACCGCGTCGCGCAAGGGCGCGGGCATGTTGGCCATGTCGCCCTGGTTCTGAGCCAGCCAGCGCTGCGCCTCTGTCAGCGCGTTGTTGCCCATCTCATTGAGCGAGCGGTTGACGATCGTGAACTGCTGCGTGGCCTGCTCGCGCGTGGTCTGCACCAGCTGGGGCGGTGCATTGGGTGGGAGCTTGGCCAGGGCCGTGTTGACAAAATCCAGCTCAGTGGGGCGCGGCGCCTGGCCGCCCGAGCCTTGCAGCTGGGCCGTGTTCTTGGCCACGTAGTCGCGCGTTGCCTTGGGCAAGTAGCTGATCCAGTCCGCGCCCTGCGTCCCCGCGCGGTTGCGCGACTGGTCTGTCAGCAGCTTGTCGAGCTTGCCCGGGCCCCAGTTGTAGGCCGCCCAGGCTTTCGCCGGATCGCCCCCGTAGCGCTGGAGCATAGCCTGCAGGTAGTCACGCCCGACGCGTGCGCGCTCCTCGGGGCTGTTGTCCTTGGCGGGCTTGACGCCAAACCCGGGGTTCAGGTTCGTGCCGTCCAGCACCTGCATCTCACCCTTGGCGCCCGCGGGGCTGGTCAGCAGCCCGCCGGTCTTGGGGTCGTAGCGCTGACCGTTGGACTCGCTGCTCAGCGTGATCTTGACCATGCGGTCAAAGCTGGTGGGCGCGATGGTGGGCATGACGTCGGTCGTGGCTGACTGCACTGCCGTCTGCGCCTGGCCCAGCCATGTCTGCTGATCGACGTGGGCTTTGACACTGAGAATGTCGTCGGCCGTCATGCCGTGCGCCTTGGTGCCGCGGTCGAGGTAAGCCTGCGCAATGTCCGGGCGCTTGTTTTCCAGCGCGGCCAGGATCACGCCCTTGTACGCGTTGCTGGTGGCCGCCAGCATGGCCGCCTCGGCCGGCGCGCCCTGCAGCCCGTTGCGTCGGGCCTTGTTCATGGCCGCGCCCTTGATGGCGTCAAGCGCTCCGCCGATCACCGCCCCGTCGGCGTCAACCCGCCCAAACACCCGGTCGGGGTTGTTCCAGTTGAGCTTGGCGTCGTTCTCGGCCAGGTTCATGGTGCTATCGTCGACGGTGTCGGCGTGCGCCATGAACTGCTGCACCATGTGGCCTTCGACCTGGCCGTGAAACTGGGCCTGCAAGTCGCCCGAGATCTGCGCGAACTGGCGGCGCTGCGACTCGGTGCCCAACCCCCCGGCGATCTGCCCGGCCTGCTCTTGGAGCTTGCCCAGGTACTCGTCGGGCAGGGCCACGCCGCCGGGGCGTGTGAGCGCGTTCTGCCCTTTGAGGGTCAGATAGCCGGTGTCTTTGTTGTACGCCAGATCCTGCGCGGCCATGCGCAGCTTGTTCGTGGCGTCGTTCACCTGCACCTGATTGAACATGTTTTGTTCATCGGTGGCGATGCGCGTGCCTGCGTCGCCCACGCGCTGCAAGCCGGTGGCCAGTTCCTGGCCCTGCTGCGCTTGGATCTGGCCGGCGTTGGGCCCAACCGAGCCCTGCATGGGCGTAACGCCCGGCGCCGTGGGTGTGGTCGTCAGGTTGTCGTAGGTGGGGATGCGCGGCATTACAGCCCCGCCTTGGCCATGGCGTACCAGTTGCCTGACACCGCGCTCGCGCCGGTCAGCAGCGACGCAGCGCCCGAAGCCGTTGGGCTGATGGCGCCGGCTGCGCTGCGCTGCTGGATGGCCGCGTTTTGGTAGTTCGTGGCTTGGCTGCGGTAGCCCCAGGCCCCGCGAATCGCATTGGCCGCGATGGTGTTTTTATCAACGGACCCCAGCACGTCGGTGCTGGTGAGCGTGTGCAGCGCGCTGCCCTCGCCCAGGTCCACACCGCCCGCAGCAAAACCCACTTGCTGCGAGCTCTTGAGGTTCGCCGTGGCAATGGAGCTGCGTTGCTCCTCGCGCTGACCTGCCGCCAGTGTGGCCTGGGCTGCGCGTTCGGCGGCCGTGGCGTTGATGGCCGACATGTCGGCGTCGTACTGCGCGGCAATACTGCGGGCCTTGGCGCCTTGGAAGGTGCTGACCATGCCGCTGATCGCGCCGACGCCCATCATGCCCAGGCTTGCATAGCCCAGGGTCTGCGTTTGGTTCGGAGTCATAGCCATGGCCCGACGTTAGGGCCGCCCTGCGGGGGTATGTGAACTCTAGCCGCCCACCGCCACGTCAAGCGTGAGCGACACCAGGGTCAGCGGCAGGGGGTCGGCTTGGCGCAGGCAGACCTGAGCGCCATCCGTCCACGCGGCTTTGTTCACCACCTCGACCTCGCGCGTTTGAAGCGTGGGTGGCGTGCCGTAAGGCTCGTTCGTACGGATCTTGGCCTCGACCAAGTTGTCGAAGTCAGGCCCCGACCAGATCCCGCTGGAGTCCTTGACCCGCAAAAACACCTTGTTCACGTTCTTGCGTGTGCCCTGGCCAAAGCCGGGGATCTCCAGCGCCATGGGTAGCGTCTTGAGATCGGCGACGATGGGCAGGCCCACCTGTACCTTGCTGGCCGGGTAGTCCAGCGTGATGGCGCCGCCCACCACCACCAGCTGGCGGTGCGCCGCGCCGTCGGCCAGGATGCTGACTGTCTTGCCTTCGAGGTGCCCCAGCCCGGTGATGGCCGTGGTGGGCGCCCCCGAGTAGGTGAGCCCTGCGTCGACGAAAAAGCAGTCGGCCTGGGTGGCGAAAGCACGGGGGCGCATGCGCTCGACGTAGCGTTTTTGCACCCCGTTGATCGTGCGGCGCACCACGGCATAGAGCACATCCTCGGCGCCCTCGGCCACGACGCACACCGACTCGAAAGCGCCGTCGGTGTCGTGCCAGTGCCAGGCCCCGATCTGCTGCTCAGGCACGTAAGTCAGGCCTAGCAAATTGCCGTTGCTCGACACCATCCACACGATGGGGTAAGGCGCCTTGGAAAACGCCATGTCGACAATGTCAAAGCCGTCGAACAGGTGCGGTGCGCGCAGGCTCAGGTCGCCCGTGAGGTAACCGCCTGCCTGCCAGTTGTAGGCCATCTCGCGGGCGTGGCCGCCGCGAGCCGCGGCGTAGATCACGTTGTTGTTGACCACCACGGGCTGGGCATCCGCCGCGCCCACGTAGCTCTGGGGCTTGACCGAGATGGACGTGGGCGTCAGCGCGTCGGTGTTCTGGCTGGTGACGCGCCACTCGGCAGAGGAGGTCAGCGCCAGCAGCTGAGCCAGGGGCACCAGGTGGCGCACTGTGTTGGCTTGGCGGGCCACCACGCGGAAGGTGATCGAGTCGGCATCTCGCGTCGGGATCGAGTACGACATGTTCGACTCGGTGCCCGAGCGCGTCAGCCACATGTTCTGTGGCTTGTTGACCGTGCCGGCGAAGCACCGGCGCTGCTCGAAGTAAGTCACCGCGCCGGGGTAGTCGCCCGCTGCTGCAAAGGGGTTGCTCACCTCGGGCGCCGTCTTTGCCAGGTCCGGGGTGATGTTGTCATCCTTGAACGTCGTGCCCGAGGCCTGGCCGATATAGGCCCACAGCCCATTGGACCGTTTGTAGACGTTGTAGCGCAGCGCGCCCGTGACTGCGGTCCATGTGACCGTGTTGTATGCGCCTGTGTCGAACAGGTTGTTCAAGCACCCAGCGTAGGCGCCGACCAGCGACTCATCGATGTTGTTGCTGGCCACGGCCGTCACGTTGTAGTCGTGGGCGATGGGCGTGCCGGGCGTGGCGCCAAAGGTGGCGACCGCGGCGATCCCTGTCGGCGCGGCCAGCGTGGTGGTGAACGCGATATCCGAAAGGGTCCAGCTCAGCGCGCCCAAGCGGCGCAGCTCCGCAGGCGGGTAAAGCGTGTGCGCCAGTGTCAGCACGTCGGCCGATTGCACGTACTTGAGCCCGAACAGGTCGGCCTGCGCGTAGCTGGTGGCCACCTCGTAAGGCGTCGCGCCCGACAACAGCGTGGCGCCCTGCGTGTGAAAGCGCACATAGCCGTCGCCCACCTCCAGCACCATGGTCTGCGTGGTGCTGTACTCAAAGGGGATCAGGCGCACGCGCTTGGTGGAGTCCTTGACCTCGCGCACGAACTCGAACCCCGCGCGATTCTGTGCTGGGCCGTGGGGGAGGATGCGAAAGTTGCGACAGGTGGCCAGGCCTGTTTGGTACTTGGCATCGGCAATCTGCCCGAAGAACTCGGGGGTGACTTCGCCGCCGACAAACGAGCGCGAATAGCTGCGCGTCATCGGGCCACCAGCCAGGACACCTGATGGCGCTCGCGTGTGGTGCTGCGCTTTTGGTTGGCATCAGACGCTGCGGCCTGGCCGAACATGCCTGACTTGCCGTCTCGCCCAAAGGCGATGGCTTCGCAGCGCGCCGCCATGGCTGCGCCTGCTTCGCCCTTGATCACGGGGCCTGCCAGCATTGAGGCCAGGGACCAGCCCAGCGCCTTGGTGAACAGCGGTGAGAACTTGGTGGTGTCCGCTACGCGGCCCACGTAGCGCATCAACGCGCCGGCTTGGTTCGTGTAAACCACGTCGGTGCCGGCGTCCAGGGATTCGAGCACAAAGGGCTGCGGGGTGTAGACACCCAGCCCCGGGATCGGCGTTTCAGGCCAGGCCCCGTAATGCGCGATGGCCACGCTGGTGTCGTCGGCCGCCGCGCTGTCCAGCACCGCGATGATGTTTACCAAGTCGGCCGGCTGCGCGTAGCAGTAGGCCCACTGGGTGTTGGCGTTGGTGAGCTGCGCCAGCAGCACGCGGCGCGTGGCGAAACCCCAGTCGTGCATCTCCAGCAGCGCATCCCGCGCGATGGGGTAAAAGCGCTGGCAGTGCTCAGCCTGCGCGCTCCCCTCGGGCGGGTTGATGCTGGCAACCGTCGCGCTGTCGCCCAAGTGGCTCAGCGCGATGTTGCAAATGTCGACCTCGGACGCCATGCGAGGCCTGCTTACGCGATAGACGCGTCAGGGGCGGGAGCGCTGGCCGGGGCGTCGGTGGCCTTGGCCGCCGGCTTGGCCGTGCCGTTGGGGAAGGCCTTGGCCAGGGCAGCGGCCACGGCGTCGGCGATCATGGGCGCCTGCTCTGTTTTGGCCTGTGCCAAAGCAGCGGCCACGGCGTCGCCGATCTCCGTTGCCTGGGTGGCCTTGGCCCCAGCCAGCGCGGCCGACAGGGCTTTCGCAAAAGCCTGGGGGTCGCCCACGCCCATGGTCGTGTCGTTGGCCAAGATCATGGCTTCGACGCGCGCCTTGTTGCTGGTCAGGTACTCTTGGTAACGCGCCTCGCCCACTGCGCACATGGGTTGCAGGTTCTCGGCGGGCAGACCGTCGTACTCTGCCACCTCGCCGGCTTCGAAAATCTTGTTGCCGATAAGGGACTTTTCCAGCACGGTGTACTGAACAGGTGCGCGGGTGGTGTCTTCTGCCATGGTGTTCTCGTCGTGTGAGGGGTGGAGAAAGCCCCGCCAGTCAACCCGGCGGGGGTGTCAATCAGGAGACAGCGAAGCCCGATTTGAAGTACAGGTTTTTCACGTCCTGCACGTTCTTGACGACAGACGCGAACACCGAGAAGGTGGCAATCGCGCCGGTGTTGACGTAGCGCACGCCCACGTAGCGCTTGGGTGCGTAGGGTGCGGCGCGGTCCCAATGCAGGGGCACCAGCGTGCCGGCGGGGAGCGACGCAATCGGGAATGCGTCGGTCTGGTTGATCACTTGCACGTTGCTGGTCAGCGCGGCGTCGTCAGCTTGGATCAGCTGAAACTGCACGTTCGTGCCGACGGTGGGCGCTGTGATGACGCTGAACTCGATCTCGAGGGGTTCGCCAGAACCCACGTCAGCCACTTGGTTGCCGCCCAGGGACAGCGGCCCCAGGTCGATGGTGTTGGTGCCCAGCACGTTGCCGGCGCCGTTGGCCGCTTGGCCCGACAGCACGCCCGCAGCAGACACGGAGCCCGAGAGAATCAGGTTGGCATCAGTGATCATGATTTGCTTTCAAAAGAGGTTGAAGGCAAGCCCACCGAAGTGGGCTCACTCGACTTAGACCACGCGGGACTCGGTGTTGAGCAGCTGGTCGACCTTACGCAGGGGGATACCCAGGAAGGAAGTCAGCGCGTAAGGCGTGCCGAACTGGGTCAGCGCTTGCGTGATCGACAGCGCGGCATTCGACTTGTTCAACGCAGCCACACGCAGCATCGAGTACAGCGTGCGATTCGCGTAGAAACAGGCGCGGCCCATGGCCAGGTTCGGGATACGGTCAATGGCGCGGCTCATCAAGTTGATGACCTGAGTCGCAGCCGTGGACGCCTGGGTCGCGGACTGCGCGATCAGGTCGGTCACATTGATGTTGGCAATGCGCACGACGTAGCGCCAGTCCTTGACAGCCAAACCGTTCTTCCACTGATACAGCGCACGCAGCGCCTGGTAGAAGTTGCCATTGGCGTCGGGCACCGACTCCTCGCCCAGGTCTTGGTGCTGCAGGCCGGCGTTCGATCCCTTGGGGAAGGGGCAGAACACCGTGTTCTCGCCCCACACCACCAGATAGATAGAGCAGTTGTTGGAGCCGGTGCCGCCAGCGTCCAGAATGTTCTGGCCGTTGCCTGCCGACAGCGAGCTGTAACGGGTCTGCAGGCCCAGGAACTGGCGAGGGTCCGTGGCTGGGTTGCCGTAGAACAGCGCGCCGGCCATGGTTTGGTTCATCGCCTCGATATAGGCCTGGTCTTCGGTCAGGCGGAAGGCGCCGGTGTTGCCGTTGAGCTTGGCCAGTTCCACGTCGATGTGGCTGCGGGCTTCAAGGATGCCGCAGGCCTCGTCAATCGTTGCAGTCAGCGACTTGGAAGTCGGCACGCCCTGATTGATCATGCGATAGAAGACCTGGGGCAGACCCGTGCGGATCGTCACGCGGTGGCCGGTGGGGAGGTTGCCCTCTTGAAAAACGGCGTCTTCCAAAATCTCATTGGTCTGGGTCAGCAGTTCGCCGACCTTGGCCACTTGGCCGTTCGGGTCTTGACGCTTGGCCCAGTCGGCCAGGGTCAGAGCGCCAGCGTTGAGGAGTGCCATGTTGTGCTCACTTTATCGTTTGGTAAAGGCTTGGACGTACCAAAGCGCTTACGGGTTGTTTGGATAGAGAACCTGACCTGCCGACTTGTCAGCGCCTGCGGGCTTGGTGCCCCCCGGAACCCACGTATCTGGCAGGTATGCCTTTGAGATCTTGAGAAAGTGCCGGATAAATTCCGGGTGGTTTCCCAAGCCTGTTGTCTCCAGCACCTCTTTGAACGCGGGGTTTGCCGTGGCTTCCAGTGCTGCCTTGGCGCGGGCGAGGTTTTCGCCCAACTTCTCCCCGCCAAACTCCTTGTCGACTTTGGCCGCTTCGGTCCAGCTGTCCTTGATGCTTTGCACCTGGGTAGCGTAGGCCTGGGCGTCCTGTTGAACGAGCTTGGCGCTCAGGTCAAAGACCTTTTGCGCGTTGTCCTGGCTCATGTCCAGATCCTTGGCGAGGCCCTGCACTTCGCTGACCATCTCGGGCTTAACATTGAAGCCTTCGGGCGCCTTGAAGTCGGTGTATGCCTCGGGCGCGCCTTCGGGGGGTTTGGCACCCTCCTCTGCCGTGCCTTCTGCCTTGGGTTCTGTGCCTTCGGCCGGTGGCGTGGTGCCCTCGGTCGTGCCAGTTGGCTGGTTTGCTTCGGGCGCACCAGTTGCCGCGGGGGCAGTTGGCGCGCTCGAAGCGGGGTCGGCTGCGGCGTCGGTGTTCTCTGAACCTGCAACCTGTGTCGTGTCCGTCATTTCGCTTCTTTCGATTCGGTGACCATCAGCCCATAGGACTCGGGCACGTGCTTGTGTATGTCAAGCACCAAGAACAAGCCCATGTTGCGCATGCCTTCCTTGAAAAAGGTTTCGCTGTTGCCTGTGAAGCTGGTGGTGTAGATGCCGGCTTTGCTCAGCAGGCGCCACATGAACCGGCGGCCCTGCTTGTGAGACATGAGCCATTTGATATCGTTGACCTCGACCATGCGCGCCGCCTGGCGCCCCGACTTCTTGGGGTCGGGGCTTTCGGTGTCGGTGGGGTCGTGCTCGGCCATGTTCGCAATGTCGCGCTGAGGGGCGCGTGTATGTGAACTTGTGGGCTAGACCTGAGCAGTGACGAGCAGGAGGGCGATGGAGGTGATGAGTTTGCGCATGGTCGATCCTTAGCTCAGGGTGATGCCCCACTTGGCGGCCATGTCAGTGATGGCCTGCTGAATCTCGGCGTCACTGCGAGCTGCGGACTGCACGAGGATTTCGGCATAGTCCGCAGCACAAGCGACGGGCGCGTATGTCGGGTCTGTCGTGTTTGTTTCAGAAGCGCCCAAATAGAACGCAAGCTCGTTATTGAACGTGCCCACAGTGCGCGCAGACGAATCGACTGACTTGGTCGTGCTGGTATCCCAAATCGTGACTGCCGAGCCAGTGTCCTTGACCGCGACGATGCGCCACGCACCCGACGCTTGCCCGGCACCAAAGTTGATGTCGTTGCCAGTTGTAGTGACCAACCCCCGCCGTGCTGATGACGCCGATGCGCTACGCCGGATCAACGCGATCGTTTGGGAATCGATGCTGTCAACGGTATCTGACGCGGACCAGATATAGCCGGTGTTAGCGTCAGTCGGTCGGTACACGACAAGCACCGTGTATGGCTTGTTCGCGCCTTGAAACGCCTGAGCCAGCGCCGTTGTTTGAACAGCAACAAATCGTGCAGGGTTGCCCGATACGTCACGCGCAAAGGAGACGTAATCCAAGCTGTTCTGGCCGCCTATCGTGATTGTGCGAGCTGCACCCGCGCCCACGAAATCGCCAAAAGACGAACCGCGCTTGTTGCTGATCGCAGTGACGCTCGAACCAACCATTGTTCGAGATGACGTGTCGGAAAAATCAAACCAGCCAATGCCGTCTGATGTCCATCCTGCGTAGGCATAGCCGCTCGCTGTCGAGACAGTGACGCTGGCTGTTTTGGACTGCCCAAGGCTATTTGTCACTGTTACAGACACTGCATAAGTGCCTGCAACGAAAGTGCCGGTAAGCAATCCTGTCGCATCGTTGTAGCTCAAACCCGATCCAGCCAGGTTACTGACGCTGATTGTCTTTGCGCGACTTGTGCCATCAGTCACAAGCACACCGCAGTCACATGCTGTGTAGAGGTCATAGCTGAGCACTTGCCCAGCAGTGAGCTGGATGCTGTTCACATTGACAACTGGCCCCACATTGACGGCAAAGCGCAAAGGCTCGCATGTTGAGCCAGCTTTGTACGCGTGCATCACAAAATTGATGCGGCCAGTTTTGCCACTCGTGATGTTGACCGTAAGTTGCCGCGTACTGCTGTTGTATGCGACACCGAGCGGGAACTGCGAGTACACCGAAGAGTCTGTCACGCCAGGTTCATTGTTCTCCGCGTAGACCGCACGGAAATCCTCGCTGACCGTGCCGTCACCCCACAGCACAGCAGCACTGGGCAGCGTGATCGTGATCGACCCACCATAATCGACGTTCTGATCAGCAAGAGCAGCCAGAGGCTTGTAATGTGCTGCGCCAGCACGACGCCACACACGCACATAGTCCACGAGCATCTTTGCGCCGTCAGCATCAGCAGCCCATGCTGAGGCATTGTAGGTTTCACCAAAAAATGATGCGTTGTAGACGTGGCTCGTGAAAAGCAGATACTGCGGAAGCCCCGCGCTGTTGCCCGTACCGGCGAAAGTCGCGTAGAGCGCTCCGTTCACGAACAGCCGCACGTTTGTGCCATTGACGATGTACGTGATGAGCGCCATTTGCCCATCGTGAGTGCGAGGGCTGCCCGCCTGCGACGGCGTAACGGACCCTGCTGACCACTGATTTTTGTCGAAGTACGCGGCCTGGCTCGTGCCCTCCCAGTCGTACTCATCGCCATTTACGATCTGCGAAGGGCCGATGCTAGTCATCCAAAAAGTGGGGTGCCAGCCTGCCGGGTTACTTGCCGCAGCGCTGAACGACATCAGCGCCTCCACGATCACATCAGCAGATCCAGCAGCGCCCGCGAACCACGACAAGGCGCCCTGGCTAGAGATCATTGAGCCCA